CCTTACTTCTGTTTGTGTTACTGCCATAATTCTCCTTTAGTAGGCGAGCGTTGCTCGCCTACTATGTCAAAAGACTACGGAGTTGCACCAGTTGTGGGTTTCAGCACAGCAAAAGGATACCGAGTTGCTTCTACATCATTAATCCTATTAATAGGATTAGGAAGCGCCCATCCCCAGCGCATATAACATCGCAGAGCAACCATATCTTGCTGAGCGAGGTTATAAATAATATTTCCAGTCAAAGGATCTTGAATAACCGCTTGATCTAGAATTTTGTAAGTAAGATCGGTGCGGAAAGCATAAACTAACTTATCCCAATCACCAGCAATCATCAATGCTTCAGATTCGTCATACGCTCCATTCAATGGAAAATACGTTTGCAGGCCATCAATAGTATAAGGAGCCGTTGAAGGACTCATACCGGTCATTGCAGGTCGAAACAAAGGCTGTCCGCTTGTAGTATCGCGTAAACCACGTAACATACCACGCATTGAAACACCAGCAACAAATCCATTAGGAATATATCCATCTAATTCTATATGAGAAATTAAACCTGGAGTAGTTGTAGCAATATCATACCCCATAATATCATCATATAAATCACCAATATCTCCTAATTCCAAAGTATTGCCTGCATTATTCGCGCCTAATACAATATCATCAGGCCAATTAGCCGGCGCGTTTAAACCATGAAGAACGGCAGCATCAATTACAGCGCCAAACGCTTCACCAATATATGGTTTGATTTCACCAAAAATATCATATGAAGCATCTTCCAAAGTACTAACAGCAATTGGAACAATACACGCAATTTCTTCTGCGTATAAATAAATATTCTTCCACTGAGCTTCAGTTGTTTGCTTGAAGCCAAGTGAATTCTCTGCTGATGGGGAAACTTCCCCAGGAACGCCATCGACAAAATACGCCATAGGCAAAGCGCTCATAACAGGAATGCGCCGCTGCCCAGCAGACAGATTTGCTAGCCGTCGTGCTAGACTAAGAACTACTGAATTTTCAACAGTAGATTTAAAGATTTCTTTTGAAGAGTCCTCAGGAATGAGGGCTTCAGCTTCTGTACGTGTAATCATAATTATCTCCCAAGAGCCGCTTGTCTCAAAGCAGCGTTTATATCATTATCCAATGCTCGTTTGCCTGTGCTGCCTGCATCTGTACCACTAAGTTTGAACAACTCAGGCGCAAGAGTTTTGAGCTCTTTCCATTTTACTGCGCCATTCTCGTTGAACAATCCTTCCGTTGCGGCGAGTGCATACGCAGCTTTTGTATTCACACACTTTTCACTGCTTGCTTCTTCAGCAAATTTAGCTCTACGCTCAATCTCAGAATATTTTTTGTCTGCTTCTTCTAAAAGTCTTACTTTCTCAGCAAGCTCTCTTTCTAATTCAGATCCTTTTTCTGCTTTTGGCAAAAGATCTTTCATTTGCTTTTCCAGATCTTTTCTACTAGTTCGTTCTTTATCGAGTGCAGAGTTTAATCCATCAGTGTGCTTTTTGTAAAGTTCTTTTACAGCGTCATCTGCTGTATTCAAAAAATCCTCAAATGTCTCATAAGAGGCGGTTTTTCCTGTTGTATTTTCTGTGTCGGACATCTCATCTCCTTTTATAGCATCTCGCTATATTTCTATTATATATCAATAGTGGCATTAGTGCCAGAACTATCTTCTAAATCTACATTATTTGTATCATTAATTGGCTGCGATTTAGATTCTTCTAATTTGTCTGAAACCATTTGCGCAATTTCATCATCTGACCAACCTAATCTGCGCAAAATCGTGACTAGTGGGATTCCTGCTTCTACTTCTGTTTTTATCGTGTCAGCGGTTACCTCCATCATTTCAACTTCTATCTTATGCCAAACAGTAATAATATTTTCTGTTGTGCCATACAAAAATTTTAGAACTTCCATCCATCCTTCGTCCATAATTTCTTGATATTGTTCTGTCTTCTTAACTAACGGAATTTCCATGATAGAAAGGGCCTCGCCGCTCACGTTAGCACCAGTCTGCATAAAATAGTGTTTTGGGGTGCGCGAGATAACTGCGATGGCCCCAGACAAACGATCAATAACTTCAAGATACGAACCTATTCTTGCGGCAGCAAATTGGCCGATTTTCGTTTCTTCTTCGTCTGTGAGACCTTTAGGAATTTTGAAAATTGTTTGTGGACTAGCTTTTAACGAGGCAATATCAGCGTTTGTAATAATCCAACGCTGAGGAAACGCGTTAAATTCAGATACAACCATCATATCTGAAAATGTTTTATTGATCGCGTCTTGTAATGGGATAATATTCGCTAACTCTGTTACATCTGATCTAAAATGAACTATAGGAATTTTATCGTATGGATTCGGAATAACCTCGTCTAAAGTAAAATTCTGGGCATCTAATGCTTTATCAGATTCTGAAATATATTTTTCGATGCGGTCTTCATAATATAAATTAGCCTTAACGCCACTTGTGGATCTCCAAATTTTTAGTGCATAAGACATTTTATAATAGTCTTCAGCAGAATAAATAATAACCATATTATTAGGATCTTGATAATAAGGAGTGCTTTCACCATTTACTTTATCAAACATGATATAGCCATTACCAGTTACAACACAATCTCTGTGCACTCTCCTTGATAAAGTTTTTAGCTTGTTTTTTGTATACAAACCAAACAATTCTTTACTAGTATCTAAATTATTGCCGTCCCACCCTTTAAATCCTAGTCTATCTGTAACGGCATCAACTACTACAGCGCACCAATTTTCAACGAAAGACACAGTAGATCTGCCGAATACATCATACAGGCGTTCTGCTGTGAAAATCATTGGGTGTTTTCCCAAGTAATAATCCTGAAATTTCTTGTTTATATAATATTGACTTTTCCAGTTATCATAAGCGTGAGAAAAATCAGAACTTACAATTTCGTTATCCATATCACCACCTTAATTGAGTAGCAACCTTTTCTACTCTTGGTCTTACTAGAAAGTACCTAAGCGCGTCCATAGCGTGGTCGAACTCTTTTATTGGCTCGTCCCTATTATCTTTCCACGAATATGTTTCAAACTCCGTTATTGTATTCACACAAGAAGGGTCAATAGTTATTCTAGGATTTTTATATTCTCCTGGGTCTAGCAAATTTTGAACTCTTCGTATGCCGTCCATAACTTTTCCTTTACGAGGAACAACTTGCAAACCAGTATTTCGTAAAGCCGCAATTAGCCCTGCAGCTGCAGAGTCAACAATTACAGGTACATTATAACTCCCATTTGCCCATTTGTATACTATGTCAACGATATCTGCTTGGAGTTTACCCGATTTATAAAATTCTTTTGCAATGTGGTAATTATCATCACTCCCTGCGTAAATTTGTAAAATTGCCGCGGGATGGGTGTAGCCCTCATCTACAGCAATACCAAATTCTTCAAATTCTGTTGGAGCGCGCTCTTTTATGTGGATAGAAGGGTGGAACATCGGATAAACTAAACCTTCAAAGGACACGAATTCGCCATAAACCTCTTGACGTAAAAACTGCCCTGAGTATCTTGTCACAAGAGAGTCTTTCCACTCTTCTGAAGCATAAGGATTTTCTAACGTAGTTACGTTGAAAACGGTCATTGTTTTCAGAGCTTCATAAACCCAGTTTGTTCTGCCTTTAGGTGTGGTAGTAACCCAGCATGGACCAGCGGTGCCATCAGCACGTAAACGCCCTATGACAATATCCCAAGTTGCTGGATGAGCAAGAGCACCCTCATCAATCCATGCCCAGTGCAAATTTGGCCCACGAAGATGTTCTGGGTTATCGCCAGATCGAAATAGAATTTCTGCGCCATTTTTGAGGGTGATAATCATATTAGATTTGTTGAAATCTTTAATCAAATCTTGATTTAGGTCAAGAAAAGTTCGAATTGTTGCGTCTAAAAGCATACGAAACGTAGGAGCAACCACCAGCCCAAGTGTCTTTTCCTTGGCGTGCATTACCGCTTTTACACAGCCGGCCAAAGTCTTACCAGACCCGATCCCGCCAATCATTGCTGTAAATCGATCTTCGCAGACTACAAATTCATACTGGTTGCCGTATAATTCAACGTCCATCTCGCCTCGCGAGGTTATTCATCTCGTTTTACAATTTTTACTTTAATTGCGGAACCATCCTTACCTGTAATTTCAGTTTTATCAGGAACTTTACCATAAGCAAGTTCAAGCGCCGCTTTCTGCTTGTTAAAATCTGGGGAACTCATCCAATCACGAATAATCGCCTCGACACGAGTCATATCTAATCCATCTTCAGAAATGGCCTCAATAGCAATTTGCTTTGTAAGAGCCCTTAAAGTATTGAAAGACTTCGGACGTCCTTTTAGATTGATGCGTGGATCA